TTCCTACAACTAACTATGGACAATGCCGAGCAGTATCTGGCGATTATAGCTTTGGTTTTTGTTGACGGATTTTTTGGCATTATCGCCGGAATTAAAAGAGAGGGATTTAGGACTTATAAAGCAATCAAAGTACTAAAAACAACCGTTTACTGGACTATACTTCTCACAGTTATTCTGATGATAGAAAAAGGCTTCCCAGGTACTGGATGGCTTTCAGAAACAATAACGATTCCTTTTATGATCTTTCAACTGATTTCAGCTCTTAAAAATGCTTCAATGGCAGGGTTTTTAAATAAAAAAGAAGTTAACTATATTTTAGATAAGATTGACAAACATAAAGGATTTAGATCATGAAAAATTTATTAAAAACTATCACAGATACAAGAATGGTATACTTACTAATGTCTTTAGTACTCTTAACTGGGTATTTGTTAGGATCTTGGGAAGTAGTAGTATTTGTAACATTTATGTTAAATGTAGGAGTATGGACAGGCTTTTGTCCTAGCAAATGGTTTTTTGCTAAATGCGGATTTAAAAAATCAGAACTTTAAAACATGAGTGCGTTTAATGGGATATCATTAAATGCTAAAATATCCCTAGGGGTAGCTGGGTTTATTATGATGACATTCTTTACAGTACAAACTTGTATTGTATTTGGGTTATGTGAACCCTCTTTAGAATTAGCTAAATTTGGTTGGGGGTGTGTTGTATTCTTTATGCCTCCTTTTGGTAAAGTTGTAGTAGAATTTTTACAAAATAAGAAAAAAGTTACTGATGATTTATCTAAAAAGAATGTATATCTAGAACATGCTGCTAAAATTATTAGACACGACATGCATTCAGGAATTAACACTTATATTCCTAGAGGTATTAAATCATTAAAAAGAAGATTAACAGAGGAGCAAATTAAAGAGCTTAAAATAACTTCTCCATTAAAACTAATAGAAGACGGGTTACATCATGCCAGAAAGGTATACTCAGGAGTATATGAGTTTACTAACTTATTTAAGACAAATGCTCAAATGTCTAAGACTAAATGTAATGTAAAAGAAGTATTAGAAGATTATTTGAAATTAACAGCTTACAATCATCAAGTACTATTAGATGATAATTTACCTAAAGATGTAAAAATAAATGAACCTTTATTTTGTACAGCAATAGATAATTTTATTAGAAATGGATTAAAATATAATGATTCTAAAACTAAATGGGTAAAAATTTATTTAGAAAATATAACACCCATTGGAAAGGTTATATGTATAGAAGATAACGGTAGAGGTTTAACAGGAGAAGAATTTAGAGAACTTAGTAAACCTTATGTTAGAAAAGAGGGACAGAAAGAACAAGGTACTGGTTTAGGATTAAATATTAGTATCTCAATCTTAAAAGAACATGGTTACGGGATTTGGGCTGAAAAACAAAAACAAGGAACAAAAATTATAATAAACACAGACCTGTAATGATTAGTACATTAATGTTGATAGATGATGAAAACCTATTTCATCTAGTATTTGAAGATGCATGTTCAATTTTGGATATGGCTTTATCATTTGAAGCTTTAGATAGTTCTGATGAAGCTAATAAGATGTTCAAAAAATGGTTCCCAGATGACCCAGACCACGAAAGACCTGAATGTGTATTTGTAGATTTAAATATAATTGGTTCTTCTTTTGATGGAATTGAAATGATCAGAAAAATTAACTACGAATACGGAGATGGAGTAGTTATTGGTATCATTTCCTCTTCAGAAGATGATGAAGAAATAGAAAGAGCTAAAAAAGTAGGAGCCCAATTTTGGATTATAAAGTCTGATGATATTGAACCTCGCTTAGAGGAATTTATGGAAGACTATGATGCTTATAAATCAAAAACAGCTCCATTTAAAATTTATAGATAATTTAAAACCTAAGATCTAATGAGTGACATTCCAGAAGTAATTATTAATAACGATGGGTATATGCCTAGCGATGTCCCAGAATTAAAAGAACTCCATTCTAAGGTTAAAGAATGGCAGCCTCAAGCTCACCAACCTTCAATCTTAAAAGAAGTAAAAGAAGCTAAAAATATATATGGTGTTATTAGTAGAGGAAAAAAGATAAAAAGTTATTTTGATAAAATGCAAAATAATATAGGTGACGACGAAGTTGCAGCATCAGAAGACACAGACACAGTTGTAGAGGTAACTAGTGATTTAGCTGAAACTGGAGAAGTTTTAGAAGATTTAATACCTCTTTTATTATTATAAATGGTTGAAATAACAGAACATACTAGAAATGTTCTACTAGAAGTTGCTAAAAGTAAAAAAATCTACGTAGAAGGTAATTTTCTTAAAATTCTTAAAGCCCCAAAAGGTGATAAGGAATTTGAGGAATACCTTAAGTTATGTAAACAAAAAGATATTGAAACTCGTAGAAAACGTTTAGAAGTTACTAAACAGGTTCAGCAGCAAAACAAACAATTGGAAACAGCAGCTGCTAAAAATAATAAGTTAATGTTTGATCTTAAAGTTGCTTTAGAAGAAACTGAGAGAAGAAAAGAAGAAGCAGAACAAGCTAAAGCGGAAGCAGAAAAACTTAGAGATAATGCAATAAGTGATTTAGAAACTCTCCAGAAAAAAACACAGTTTGAACTTGTAGGAAGGATAGTTAAAATAGCATTAATAGTTATAATGGGAGTAGGAGTAATAACTACAGCTTTATTTGCTTATACATTAATAACAGGTCAAGAGAATCCTATATTAGAATCAACTTGGTCTAATTTATTTGGTATACTACTAACCAATTCATTTTCAATAGTAGGAACAATAATGGGAGTTAAATATGCGACTGAAAAAGATTAAAAAGTACATCGAATGGTTCTTAGCACTCATGGTAGAAACTATGAAATTTTAAAGAAAGAAGTTGCTTTCAACTATTTATTATCATACATTTAGTGTATGTTGAGAAAACTATCTAAAGGACTCTTTCCGTTCTTAATAGCAGTAACCGCATTATCCGTTTCAGGATCAGCTGCTTATTATTCAGTAACAGGATTATCAAAATTGTTTGCCGGTGCAGCATTTGCTGTCATTATTATGGCTGGATCTTTAGAAGTAGCTAAGCTGGTAATCGCTTCCTTGCTACATCAATACTGGAAGACAATGAATAAATTGCTGAGAGCCTATCTAACACTTGCTACCATTATATTAATAGGTATAACTTCGGCAGGTATCTACGGATTCTTATCCTCAGCATATCAGGAAACGGCAACTAAAGCCGGGGTAGTAGATAAACAGGTAGAATTACTTGAAACTAAAAAAGTATCTTATCAAAAAATTAAAGCTCAATACGACACCGAAAAACAAGCAATAACAAAAAATATATCATCACTAAGAAATGCTCTTGGAAATAATACACAGTCTTATGTCGATACTGCCGGTAGGGTTATTACTTACTCTTCTTCTGCTAATAGAAAGGCTTTTGAAAGACAACTCGAAACAGCAATCGTAAAAGACGAAAAACTAACACAGAAAATACAATCGTTCAACGACACAATCATTAAATTAGAAACCCGAATTGTAGAAGTTCAATCCAATTCAGACCTAGCCTCAGAATTAGGACCGTTAAAATATCTATCCGGTCTTACAGGAAAGCCGATGGATGAGATCATTAACATTTTACTTTTAATTATTATATTTGTTTTTGATCCTCTGGCAATCTCTTTGGTAGTAGTAGCTAACTTTGCTTTCAAACAAGCTTATAAAAAAGAAGAAGAGCCGAAAGACTATACAATGGAGGAATTCTCTGAAGAAGAGATTCAGCAGTTCTATGAAGATACTTCTGATTTTGAAGAAGCAAGCCTGCAAGATTTACCAGAAGAACCTTATGAAATTTACGTCTCCGGATCTAGTAACGAAACTAAAGATTGGGAAATAGTAGACGAAGAAAAAGAACTCCTAGACACTTACGATACCGATAGAGATGGTAAAATTGATACTGATGAAAGAATAGCGATTGAGAACAAAATAAAAGCTCTTCAAGAAAGAAAAAGTGATTTAATTAAAAATCCCAATTTTTCATCTTGGAAAAAAAATAAAGAGTTGCAGGTTTTAGATAAAGCAATTGCCAATCTAAGTAACATACTCACTAAGTACAATAAAGACGATGATGACGATCTAGTCATTAAATACACCTAAATCTTGCTTTTTTACTTTTTAGTTCATATCTTTAAGGTATGATTGTAAAACGCGTTTATAAAAACGAGGATGGAGAGTCTATTTGGACTTTCGATACAGATAAAAACCCTCATAACCCGATTAAGGTCGAGCATAAATATTCAGATGAATGGAAAGAATATATGAAAGCTCCTAAGAAAAAAGTTGCACGCAAAAAGAAAAATTCGTAAATTTAGCAATATGAGTCAAAGTAATCTTAATATACTAATGGTCATGATTGGCCTATTTTTAGCAATGTCCTTAGACATGATGGTAAGTAATCTTCTTATAGGTTCTATTGAACTAGGAGTTTGTGTATGTCTATTTACAGTTCTTAACCACTACTATGCAAAAGATGAAAAACCAGCAGATGATAATTGACTACCTTAAGAACGTTCTTGATAAAGACGCAACCTTAACCAGTCAAGAAAGAGACTTAGGAAAGATCCTGGTTCAGATCTGGGAAAATAAACACTTCATAGAAGTTGAAGACTTAGAAAAATTATCGTATTTTATATATAAACAAAAATGAAACAAGCAGTATTATCTTTAAGTGGAGGAATGGATAGCTCCACCTTGCTGCTTCGTCTACTTGCCGATGGCTACGAAGTAACAGCACTATCCTTTGATTACGGTCAAAAGCACCGAGTAGAACTTGAACGAGCTCAGTCCCTGGTTACCTATCTTAATCACCAGATTACACCATTAGGTTACCCTAAAGTAACTTACCAGGTTATTAAATTAGACGGCTTGACTGAGTTGCTAAACTCTGCCCTAGTATCAGGAGGGGATGATGTTCCTGAAGGTCACTATGCTGAGGACAATATGAAAGCTACTGTGGTTCCTAACAGAAATAAGATCTTTAGTTCCATCATTCAATCAGTAGCATTATCTATTGCAAATGAAAAGAATACAGAAGTTAAGATCGCTATGGGAATCCATTCAGGCGATCATGCCATCTACCCTGACTGTCGCCAGGAGTTTAGGGATCTGGACTACCAAGCTTTTATTAGCGGTAACTGGGATTCTGATCGTGTCACTCATTATACTCCTTATCTGGATGGTGATAAATTCACTATCTTAGAAGACGGGGTTAAAGCCTGTGACAGTTTGAATATTGACTTTGATGAAGTTTACAAGAAGACTAATACCTCTTATAAACCTATTCAGATTAAATCTAGTTGGTATTCAGATTACAAATCAGCCTCTTCAGTAGAAAGAGTGGAAGCATTCTTAAAACTAGGACGTAAAGATCCGGTTGAGTATGCTGATGAGAATGGCCCGGTACAATGGGAGACTGTGGTCAGTCACGTTCAAGAAGTATTAACCTCACATGCAGGTTAAGTACTACATTGTGGTCAACAAACAGGGAGAAGCCTTTGCCGGTCTGGTAAAAGGCTCTCCTTCCTGGACCCATGATTGGGATCTGGCCAAGAAATTACAGAAAGAAAACACAACCGTTTTACAGCGGTACCATAAAGAAATAGAATTATTAGAAATATGAAACATCCAGATCCAAAAAAACATCAGCTGGTTAGTTTTGCTAAATCAGCCATAAGAATTGCAGGTTACTTTTTTATTCCATTCAGCTTGGAAACAGCCGCAATCGTTCTTATCTTAAGTGAAGTAGTAGGAGTAATTGAAGAATTAGTATGAAAAAATTTATATATTTTAGTGCACCCTGGTGCGGACCTTGCCGGCAGTTTGGCCCGGTAATGCAAAGAATTGCCGATTCCGGTATTCCGGTAGAAAAAATTAACGTTGATAATGCACCTCAAGTAGCTGCAGCATATACGGTTAAAAGTATCCCAACTACTGTACTAACAGATGAGCAGGGTAAGGAAATTAGCCGCTTTGTCGGAGTTAAATCAGAAGCAGAAATAAAAGCAATCTATGGGTAAGTTTCAATCAACAAAAGTATTTGATGGATTCAGCTGTGTATTTCGTCAATGGAAAGCAGAGACTACTCACTGCAAGTACGTTCACGGTTATGGAGTGTCTTTCAAAGTTTGGTTTGAAGGAGACTTAGACGAAAGAAACTGGGTATGGGACTTTGGTGGAATGAAAAGAGCTAAGACCCAGATTGATAATATGAGTGCTAAAGAATGGATGGACTATATGTTTGACCATACCATGATTATTGCCGAGGATGATCCTTTTATTGAGTCCTTTAAGTTAATGGACCAGGCAGGAGCAGCTCAGGTTAGAATACTACCGGCAGTAGGAGCAGAGAAATTTGCTGAATATATTTACAACAAGCTTCAAGAGTTTGTTAATACAGAAACAGAAGGTCGAGTGAAAGTTGTTCAAGTACAGTTTATGGAAAATCAACGTAACTCAGCCATTTATAAAGGATAAAAAATGAATTCAAAGGTTACAGAAAAACAATGGCTAAAAGATAACCCGGGCAGGGTTGCCGATTACAATAAGACTTTACCTATTGCAGAGATTTACTATGCAGTACAGTCTGAAGGTTCAAGAGCCGGGTATCCGACAGTAGTAGTTAGAACTACCGGATGTACTCACAGATGCTGGTTTGGAGCCGGTGGATGGTGTGATAGCTGGTATACTTCTATTCATCCAGAAAAAGGAGGATTCTGCTTCCAGGATATTATCGATGCTTATGACAAGCGTCCGGATATTACCGAGATGATGTTAACAGGAGGTTCACCTACCATGCAAGCGGCTTTAGTTAATGAATTGACTCATTTTGCTAACGAAAGAGGAATATTTATAACCATTGAAACAGAAGGCTCTCATTTTATTAAAACCGATTACCCAATTGGGCTTATATCTCTTAGCCCTAAGTTTAGTAATTCTATCCCTAAAATTGACGTGGATACACCGATGGGTAAATTGGTTGACCAGAAGATGATTGACCAGCATGAGAAGTTTAGATTAAATTACGATGCAATGAGAATGACAATCGACTACCATAACGATTATCATTTGAAGCCTGTTTGTAATCCTGTTGAAATGCCGGAAGTATGGGCCGAGATTGAGGAACTAAGAACTAAATTAGATATTCCTAAGAACAAGACTTGGTTAATGCCCCCGGGTGATAACAGAGAGGAACTTATCAGAGTATATCCAGACGTTATTCGTTTCTGTACTGATAATGGATTCCACTTCACCGGTAGAGAACATATTATTGCATTCGATCAAGAGAGAGCAGTTTAATGGATTTACTAACAACACATCCGGTTAAAAAATCAGATTTAGGCTTTCATGGCAATTTATTTGGCGGCAAGTTACTTTCCTGGCTCGATGCAGCCATTGCCGCCTATGCTATGGAAAAAATGAGGAACAGAAGGATGGTTACTATTGCTATCGACCGCTGTGAATTTAAGAAGCCAGCTAAGGAAGGTTCCCTAGTTAAAATTTACGCTGAAGTAAGAGATATAGGAAATACAAGTGCTGACTTTTATGTTGAAGCACGAACTAGAAATGTCTATACCGATAACGAAGAAACTATCCTCAACACTAATTTTACCTTTGTAAGAATAGATGAAGATGGAAGTCCAATACCAATCTCTAAAAGAGTGCAGGATGAATTTCCGCATACAGTAGATAATAAAGGAAATATCAATTTTAAACACGATAAAAAGAAAAAGAAATGAATCAGAGAAACTTATTAATTGATGCAGTGAAGAAGCATGCCGAAGGGCATATTGCCAAGCATGCAGCAAATGTAGAAATCTACCTAAACCAGTCAGTAGGTATTGGAGAGCATTCAGATATTATCGAAGCAATCGAACATGAACTAGATGAGATTGCAAGATACCATGACCAGATCGAGGCACTAGATAATTACATACATCATGGCTGATAACATAAAGGAAGTTTACTGGGAAAAGATTATTCAAGCAATTAAAGAAACTCCTAACGATTCTGAACTAGCTGCAAAGATTAGAAAGATCTACTGGGAGATACCGGCTTATCTGTTAAAATGAAAAAAGTTTGCATAGAGTGTAAGTTAGAGAAGTACTTAGGAGAGTTTTATAGAAATGTACTCACCGAAGACGGAAGAACACCAAAATGTAAACATTGCCTAGACGGAGAAGCTATAGACAGGTATATGGCAATCCTAGAAGGGGATCGTCTAAGAAGAGAAAGAAATAAAGCTAAAAAGAGTTCTACATAGGTTTCTAAAATAGTAGAACTTTTCTTAAAAAAATTTCTAATAAAGTAGCTATTTTTAATATCCGTACTTATATTTAATAATATAAAATAAATACAATTATGAAAAAATTAGTAACATTAGTAGTATTAGCAGTTGCAGTTGTAGGATCAGCTGTAGCTCAAATGGCAATCCCAGGAGAAGTTTTCGGAGACAATCCAGCACGTTTCAACGGTCGTAAAGTAACCATCAAGAATATTCAGCTTGTAGGTTCAGCTTTATCTTCAAACGGATCAATCGCTCCAGCACCTTTAAACACTGTATCTGGACCAATCAACATTGGACAGGTTGGACCTGTAGGACCAACAGCTACACAAACACCTTGCCGTCCGCCACGTGGATTTGAAAAAGTAGAAGTTTTCTTTAAAGCTAAACCTGACTATAAAGCTTGTTTCTTTATGGCAGCTAATATGAAAGCTCAAATGGATCGTGAGCTAGGTGGACAGAATGTAGATGCTCAAATCACTTTTAGAGGTGACTACAGAACAGGCTACAACGTAACATTCTATAGATTAGGAAACTAAAAAAAAATAAAAACTTTTTACTAAGAGCCCTTGCTTTGCAGGGGCTTTTTTCGTATCTTTAGATATATGAAAAAGGTTCTATTCGCTATACTAGCAACAGTTACATTAGCAGCACAAGCACAGACTAAAGACCATTGGTACGGCTATCCACCTCAAAGACAGGTATCATCTGTAATCGGAGGAATGACAGGTATGATCTCTTACTCAATTATTAGAGGAGCATCGCCAAATGATCCAAAGTGGAAATCAATTTTATACTCATCTATTTTTACAGTAGCAACATCAGCAGTTGCTTACACACTATACAATAACTCACCTGTAGATAAAAGACAGAACTTTACAGCAAGTCTAGCCTCAGGTATTGGAATAACTTTAGTTTTTAGTTTAGGAATATAATGGAATTTCATTCAGCTAAAAGATTAACAGAGGAAGGTAAACCAAAAGTTGTTTTGGTAGATATTATGAAACAATCTGCTATTATAAAGATCAGAATAACAGAAGGTACGACTTATCAATTCCCATTCAAGAAAATATAGATAAAATTAATAAGCTATATGATGAGGGATGGGAAGTAGTTTATTGGACAGCTAGAGGATCTGTATCTAAAAAAGATTATACAGAGTATACTTGGAATCAATTAAAGGAATGGGGTTGCAAATTCCACGATTTGATTACAGGCACATCTGAAAATCCTAAACCACATTTTGATTTAGTAGTAGATGATAAAGCAAAAAGAATAGAAGAATTATAAAAAATAGCTATGGCAAACGTTTGTACAAACAGAATTACATTTCACGCTGATCAATCTACTATTGATTGGTTTGAAAAATTGATCAAAGATTTTACCGATGAGGATTTTATCGGCCAGTTTGGATCTGAAGGTGAAACCAATATTGATAGAATTGGTTGTAAATGGATTACAAAAGATGATTGGGAACGTGAAGATGAACATACCTACAAATTAGGTTTTGAATCAGCTTGGTACCCACCTGATACAATGATTAAAAACATGGTTGCTCAATTGCAGAAACATGATAAGTATGCTTACGCTGAAGGTCGTTACTGGGATGAAGCATTTGATCCAATTGGTATCTTCCAATGCAATGGCCCTGATACCTGGTACGAGGCTGAAACTACAGTTGATGTAGATTGGGATAATGAGTTTTATTGGGATGATGAAGTTGAACCAGCATTTGACAATTTAGAATTATAAATTTAAGAATATGAAAAAAATATCGTTAATACTATTAGTTTTATTTACAAGTCTGTCTGCAAAAGCAGGATGTGACTTCTCAGGAATTACCTTCAAGACTATTCAGCAGCAAGGTAACAATTTTTATTTTCAGACTAACATGCATATGGATTCATGTTGGTACTACACATTCACCGCTTACTCTTTTACAAATAAAGAAGAGTATAAATTAGATAATAATGGTGGATGGACCGGAGTTACTTTTAATCAAAAGGGTAAGTACGAGGTCCGTTTAAATGTCTTTAATGAATGTGAGAAATGTGACACAGTTTTTACTATCGATGTTGACATTACCATCTTTGGTAAATTAGGATACAGCTACAATATAGGAGCTAAGAACTGTAAATACTATCAATTTGAACTTGAAGATAGAAGAGATAAATGTACAGAATACTACTATCAGATCTGGAAAGCAGATGACTACATAAACAAATTATCTGAAAAAGAATGGAAAGAAGTCTCTGATTCAGCTCTTTACTTTGGTTATAGTTTTGATGAAGATCTATTAGTGTACTACAGCAAAAGTTCTGAAAGAACACTTACTCATGAGTTTGAAGACTCAGGTCGTTATATAATGCTTCCGCAGCTATATAATACCTGCACCCAGATTGATACTTGGGCATTTAAGAAATTAAACGTTTGTGTAGGACAGAGAACAACTTCGGTTAAGAAACTAACTAGAGAAACTTTAAAGAATGTAACTGTTATTGGTTACTACGATCTATTAGGACGCCATGTAGATTATATAGAACCGAATAAGATTTATATTGTTCATTACAGCGACGGTCGCAGACAAAAAATAATGCGTACTAAATAATGAACTACGCAGATTCAGATCCAACCTCAGCTTGGGGTATAGTTAAATCAAATCAAGCCAGTTATAATACTAAAGATAAAAGGTTCTTTGTAGTAGATAACTTCTACCAAGATCCTCACGCTATTAGAGACCTAGCACTCAATCAGCCGTTCTTTCCAGGAGAAGGAGCGGTTGGTTCTAGGACTAGAAAACAGTTCCTGTTCGAAGGGTTAAAAGAAAGCTTTGAAGAAGTTCTCCAGGAAAAAATTCAAGACCATACACCAGAAGGAACAGGGTGGTACGATGTCGGAATTAACGGACGTTTTCAGTCATGCCCTGGAGGTACGCCTAGTGTCTTTCATTGTGACTCTCAAAAATGGGCAGCTGTTATCTACCTAACACCTGATGCCCCGCCTGAAGGAGGAACTAGCTTTTACCGTCATAAAGCAACTAAGGTACATCACAACTCTCAAATAGATTGGTCTTTAAAAGATGAAGATAATGTTTTTAATCAGAAAACTTTCTTAGATCCTTCCCCTTATGAACAAGTAGATACAGTCGGTAACATCTTTAATAGATTAGTTATCTTTGACGGAGGGTTAATACATTCAGGAGTAAATTATTTTGGTTGGGATTTGCATACCAGCAGATTATTTCATATCTTTTTCTTTAGTTAATGAATATGATACCGGTTATAGGAACAGCAATAGTAAACGGATTTCACTGGCTAGAAAGATTAGTAGACAGTATTGACTACCCTGTTGATACTTTTGTTATATTTAATAATAATGGTAAAGGAGAACTTACTGAAGACTTAGATAAACTAGCAAAACAACCACATCCTTATATTAAGAGTATAGTTGTCTGTCATATGCCAACAAACATAGGATGTGCAGGTGCATGGAACTTAATTATTAAGTCTTATATGAATGCTCCTTATTGGATTATCTCAAGTCATGATACTGCTTTTGTACCTGGACTTCTACAGGAGATGGTTCAATCGGCTTCTGATCCTGAGGTAGGTATGGTACATCCTAACGGAGGGGATTTTGGAGATGGAAGCTACGATTTATTTTTAATTAAAGATTGGGTAATTCAAAGTCATGGACTGTTTGATGAAAACTTATACCCGGCGTACTGTGAAGATGCTGATTATATTATGAGAATACATAATAGACCTTTTAAAAGAGCTGTAAACTTAACCAAAAGACATTTACACGGAGAAGGCTCAGCAGATGAATACTATACTCATGGAGCTCAAACCAAAAGAACTTCCCCAGAACTTAACACACGTTTAGATAAGATAAATGAATTAAATTTTGAATACTTAAATCAGAAATGGGGTCCAGGATGGAGAGGGACAAACCCACACAAAGCACCGTTTAATATTCAGAAAATGCCTTTAAGTTATACTAGTTATAATTTAGGCTATGTTAGAAGTAAAAACTTAGGATTTTAATATGTCAATACTATTTCATAAAGAGCAAATTGAGACTAGGGTTGAGTCTCTGGCTATTGAAGCCTCGTTTAAAAACAACCCATCCAATCACCCGGTAGTAATGATCTGTGTCTTAAATGGAGCATTTATGTTCTTTACAGATCTAGCCCGTCACATGAGAGTTAACTGCGAGGTTGATTTCTTAAGAGCTAAAACCTACGAAGGAACTAAAGCCGGTGATGTACAACTTCTAAAAGATATTGAGCTTGATATTTCAGGAAAAAATGTTTATATTGTAGATGATATCTATGACTCGGGTAAGACTATGGATACGTTAGTAAAGCATCTAAAAGAAAAGAATCCTGCCTCGATTACGCCTTTGGTTCTATTTAAGAAAAAAGGCTCTAATAGAGACGATCTAATGTGGGGTTTTGAACTTGAAGATGAATATTGGATCCATGGTTACGGTCTTGATGATGAAAGAGGTCTGTCAAGAAACTTACCTCACGTGTTTGGATATAGAATGGAAGTTAATTAAGAAGATATGTTATTAACAGCAGAACAAATATTAGCAGAAGGAATAGTAATACCTTCAGAACATTCCAAGCCGGCTCAGGTTGGAATTGATTTATCATTAGCCTCAGTGCATCAATGCAGAGGAGGGTCAATGGTCTATAAAGATAGAACAGAAATAGATCCGGAGATCTTTGAAGAAGTTAAAACCGTTCAAGTAGACGGAAGAGAATGCTGGATGCTCGATCCGGGAACTTATGCAATCACCTTTAACGAAGGATGTAAGATTCCTGCTTATGCAGCCGGGTTTATCCTTCATAGAAGCTCCTTATACAGGACGGGTAATTCAATTGTTAGCCCGGTCTGGGATCCAGGCTTTGCAACCGATCAAATGGGTACGGTCTTAATCGTTAACGTTAGGTTAATTGTTGAGAAGAATGCCCGTGTGGCTCAGATGCTTATTCATACTACCGACGGTGATGCCGAACTTTACGACGGCCAATGGCAGGGTGGAACTAACTCCTGGGATAAAGCAAAGTAAACTTATATTTATAATATATGAAAAAGGCTGAACTCAAAGAATTGATCAAAACCTCTATACTCGAAGATTATTCACAAAATTTTCCTGATGATATAAAATGGGAATTTTCTGGAGAAATTATTGACCAGATGGATCAATATAATGCAACAATCGGTCTTGTAGGACATAGCGAATCTACGGGTAAAGACTATGCAGCATCAGCAGAAGCCTCCAGAGGTGGTGCAGGCGGCGATTGGGAATGGATGGAAGAAGATGAAGTAGAAGAGCTTGCTGAAGGATTAGATACAATCGCAGAAGCGGATGCAATCGTTGAAGCTTGGACTTCTAAGAACAGCCTTACTGAAAATAAGCAGGCAGGCATTCAGGAATTAAAAAGAATCCTTAACGATGCAGCAGCCTTAGGAGATGAAGCAAGACGAATCTTTATAATGTACTTCCCAAATGAATTACGCACGGCAGAAGCCTACGACGTATTCAGTTTTGGATCTAGTTCTAACAGCTACGATACTACTTTAGCTTCCTTGATTGCAGACATGGAAGAAGAATCTGACGAAGAATAAGCAGACCTCAAAAAAATAATTTAATATGAAAAAATTACTTGTATTAGCAGCTATTACATTAACATTTACAGCATGCAAAAAAGAAAAACTACAATTAAAAGACCGTTTAAAAGATAAACTAAAAAAGGAAGTAGTTAAGGATTGCCCTAAATTAAAAAAGAATTTTAAAGACAAGTGTAAAACTAAAGATGGCAAACCAGGTTGGGTAAATAAAGACTGCAACTGCGTACCATTTAAAAAGAAAGCTAGAGACTAAACAAACCTCAAAAAATAATTTAAAGAGCCGTTGATTTTCACCGGCTTTTTTCGTATATTTAGGTAATGGTTATCGAAAAAAAGTAC